GCGAGTTGTGAGATTTATCGAACAACGAGAATATTAATCATCCGAGCGTAGCGAGTGATCAATATAGTAATAAGTTAGGTTAATGTTAGATTAAAGTTATATTGTCCAGCAACCCGCACCTGCCTCTGTTTCCGAAGCGAGAATTCATAAAATAACATTTGCTTCAATACCCTATCCCACGTTATTATTATGTCCGTTGGTTACACACCAACTACACCATTGAATTGATCATAATAGGAACTTCAACATGTCATCTATCAAATTGTCTTCACGCACTGTCGGTATTCTTCAGAACTTCTCCAGCATCAGCAGCTCTATCGTATTACAGCCGGGTAAGCGCCTGTGTACCATCAGTGAGTCCCAAACCCTGATCGCCATGGCGGACATTGAAGAGGACTTCCCTTCGGAGTTCCCTATCCTTGATGTCAGCAAGCTGCTTTCTATTATGAAGCTGAAGAGCTTCAAAGAATGTGAGCTGGATTTCCAAGATAAGCGCATCATCCTGCGTGGCGACAAAGCTGAAATGCAATTCTGGGCATCAGCCAAAGAGTTGACTACACCACCACCTGAAGATCTGCAGATGCCTTCAATTGAATTCCAGGCAGAAGTTCAGGCTGATCAGCTTTCTGAATTCATCCGTGTATGCAGCGTGATGAGCCACAAAACGGCGATGCTGGTCAACAAGGCGGGCAAAACCTTCCTGATTGGCACCACTTCCGAGCTGGAAAACTCCAACGACTATACCCTCGAGCTGGGCGAAACCACTCTGGGCGATTGCGAGTTCCCGATGGACGTTTCTAACTTCAAAATGATGGAAAGCCCATACATCATTAAAACCTGTGAAGAAATGCAGGTTGCATGTTTCGAAAGCACCGACGGCAGCGCCAAATATTACGTTGGCATGCAGCTGGCATAAGCCTCTTTACTCTCTGGCGGGGTATAATAGCCCCGCTTTGAATTGAATCATCTATAATATCAGAGGCTAACATGACTGTTACCGTAAATCCAAAAGAGTTCGGCTGGGACCAAAAGTATCGTCCGGATAATCTTGATGAAATCATCCTCCCTAAAGATGTGAAGGTGATGCTTCATAACTACATCGACGACGGCAAGGGTAAGATCCCATCTTTCCTTTTCTACAGCGACGGCCCAGGTACTGGCAAGACCACTACTGCTTTTGCTATCTGCAATGAAATTGGTTGCAAAAAGCCTCTCTTCATTAACGCGTCTCTTCACAACTCAATCGACATCATTCGCGAACTGGTTATCCAATATGCCACTGGCGTTTCAGTTATGGGTGGCCGCAAAGTGGTTATCCTGGACGAAGTTGAGCGCCTGAGCATGGCTGCACAAGAGTCCCTGAAAGGTGTGTTAGAGCGGGTGTCTATGAACTGCTCCTTTATCCTCACAACTAACGCCAAGATGCGCGTCAACGAACCTCTGCGTTCGCGTTGCCGTGAAGTCGACTTCATTTGGAACAAGCAGGAGTCACGCGAAGTCATGGTTCTTATGATGAAGCGCTGTGCTGAAATCCTAAAAGCCGAAAACATCGAAGCTGAACCTGCTGTTATCGCAGCTGTTGTGCAGAAGTATTTCCCTGACAACCGCAAAATCATGAACCAGTTTCAGGATGCGGCCACTAAGTTCAAGGTTATTGACGAGCGTATTCTTGCTCAGATGAAAACCACTGAGTTACAAACACTGGTGACCTTCCTGAAGGCGAAGAACTTCGCTGATATGAAGCAGTGGATCAGCGACAATCAGAACAACCTGACCGAAGACTTCTACAGTAAGTTCTTTGTGTTCTGTGTTCCGAATGATCGCGAAAAGCAGCCCCTGGTTGAGAACGCGTCAATCCCTGATCTGGTAGCGATTTGTGGTCAGGCTCAGATCGACCACCGGGCGGTAGGTGATGTATGGCTCCATGCTGTATACTTCCTGACCAACGTGTTGTCAAACATTAACTGGCGGTGATATCATGGCTGCTCCAGGATTATTTGATTTCCGAAATGCCCTGATAGGTTCAGATGCAGTCAATGGTACCAAGAACAATATCCTGGCTACCAATGATCCCGAAGTTTTGAAAGCATTTGAACCATTCATGATACGCCGGTCGCTGGCGCAGGAGCAGGACATTCTTGTAGTAGCTGAGATGATGAACCTGCTACATTCCACTGACAAGTGGATGCAATGGTGTTATGCTTTCTATTCCATACCGGCCCGCAAGCGCTATACCAAATGGTCAAAGAAATCACCCGATAATCCGGATATCCTGTTGTTGTGTGATTACTACCAGATAAGCCCTGAAAAGGCAGCCGACTACCTGAGAATATTCACTGAAGATCAGATGAATACGATCAGAACGATGGTCGCCAACCAGAACAATGATGTTAAGTCTAGAAAGACTAAGTAATAACATTGTTCTATATCAGGAGTATTATCATGTCATCGCCACGAAACACGCTTGACATTTTGAAATTAGACGCTGTCGGTGGTGAACAGGATATCATTGACTGTATGGTGGAGGTGGAACTCAAGGGAGGTGGTGATCACGATCCTTTCTTGAGTACTATTGAAACGTTGTCCCGTATTGGTGTCTATTCGCCGAAAGACGATGAAACTGAAAAGACTCTGTATCAGACGTGTCATATCCTTCACAAAAATGGGCGTTATTACATCGTTCACTTTAAACATCTGTTCATGTTAGACGGTCATTACAATGGCTTCTTCCGTGAAGATATCCTGAGGATGAACCAGATTATTCGCCTGCTCTCTGAGTGGGGTCTGTATAAAGTGGTTCATCCTGAACAGATCACCGAGTTCGCTGAAATGCGCCACATCAAAGTGATCAAACACAACGAAGTCAGGGAATGGACATTGCGTCCGAAGTACCAGATGAAACATAGCCGAAACAAACTTAAACAGAACGAGTCTAAAACATGAAAACTACCTTTGAAAAAGTATCTGAATTGAATACTGCGTTCGGCAACCAAAAGGGTGATATCTTCAACCCTGATGTAAAAGCAATTCGCAAACAGGCCAAGCTGGTGCTTGAAGAAGCTATCGAGATGATGGAAGCTGCTCACCCTGGCGCCAAGATTTTCTGGCAGTGGGATATTACGGCTGAGAAACCAGAAGACACTCTGGGCGTCGACATGTATCAGATTCTGGACGCACAGGGTGATGTCACAACAGTTAACGACGGCATGGCGCATGTTGCTGGTTTCGACGGTAATCAGGTTCTGGATATCGTTGACCGTTCTAACCGCACCAAGTTCATCCCTGATGCTGAGTCGGTAGCGCCTGCTCTACAGTATTATTATGATCTGGGCTTTACTCCAGCTGATCTCTACATCCATGGCGGTTTCCCACTGGCCTGTATCAAAGTGTCTCACGATGTAACAGTCGGCGGCAAAGAGTACCCGGCGGGCAAGTTCCTGAAGAACATGGCAACGTTTGTTGAGCCTGACTTCAACGATATCCTTGACGGTAAAGGCTGGGCTGGAAATACAATCATCTACAACAAAGACAACGGCGTTACGGCTCTGATTGGCACAACACACGTTGTCAATCTTCCTACCATTAACCATCTTTGTGAATGTGCTGTTGTTATGAATCTGACTGATGCTGACATCAATGATCAGGGTCAGATTGTTAGCGCTCTTCCGATCGTTGAATTTCAGGGTATTGACCTCACAACTGGTCTAGGTGGTCTATGGGTTGCTCAAGACTTCCACATTTGTCAGGCAGATATCGACGAAGTTGAAGGCGCGTTGGAATTCATTGCCATCTCAGATGTTGTCTGCTTCCAACGCTTCTAACACCCGCTTTCAATAACCTCAAGAGGAGCTATAATAGGCTCCTCTTTTCTATTCGGAATTCACCATGAAAGACAAATTGCGTGACATACCCTACTGTGCTGTGCGCCGTGAGAAGATTGAGAATGCTCAACCAGTTCTTGATCCTACTATTCTGGCCTATGCATATGAGTGGATGAAAGATAGATACGATATCCATGTTAAAAAGGATGTGGAACGTCTTCCAGCTCCCTGGACTAATAATCCTATACTACGTCAGGTTAAATTCTGCAACGTCCGGAGAGAGCACGACAGGCAGTCTCTTAACCTCATCAACAATATCATCACAAATGATGAACTGACACTTTCTGATAAGATGTTCAACTGCGTGTTATTCCGTATGTTCAACATGTGGGATCCTATCCTGGAGCTGGGCGGCCCCTGGACAATTGAAGAGTTTGCTGCTATCGATCAGGATCTGGCTCGCAAAACCCTTAAAGAGTTCGAAGCCCAGGGCGGTAAGGTATTCACCAATGCGTTCAACACAGGCGGCCTGAAGCAGTGTTTGGCTTTCCCTGAACTGGTTGTCAATCACAAAGAGCAGCGCTTTGGCGGTATGATGGTGAAAGTGTACCACCATGAAGGTCCAATGAAGCACTTCCTCAAGGAAATGGACTACAAAGAAGCCAAAAAGTTGGCTGAAGAAAATCCTGAGCAGTACACCATCGAAGGTTGGGAACCTTACATGCCAATGCGCGTTATCCGTTCTCTTGTCGCCTTCGTCAATAAGTATCCTACCTATTTTGAAGATCTGCTGAAACTCTATAGTCCTGACCAGGTCTATCTGAAGATGTACAACGATATAGAAGGTCTTGGCCCGTTCCTGGCCTATCAGATCTGGGTTGACTTCACGTACATCGAAGAATACCCGTTCAGTGAGAATCACTTCACTATTTCTGGGCCGGGTTGCCGCGCCGGTATCGATCTGTTGTTCAAAGACAAGGCTGGGATGACACACGATGAGTGCATCTTCTGGCTGCGTGATAATCAGAATCTGATTTTTGCTCAACTGGGATACATTCCAGATCAGTTCTGGTTTGCTGAAGAGCCTCATAACCAGACCATGAATGTGATGCAGTTAGAGAATATGTTCTGTGAATTGCAGAAATATACCCGCTGTAAACAGGCTGTGGCTGAAGGTAAGAAGCCGCGTGGAAAGGTAGGGTATGATGGAAATGGTTCTCAGTTCGCTTGGAGTGAGGCTATCCAGGAAAACGGTAAAGACTGGGCTGCAGGAAAGGCTAAGCCTGCGTCACGCAATCTGAGCGACTTATTCGCCCGCAAGTAGTTATTCAATAAATGGGATGAGGTGTAACCTTGTCCCATCACTTCATCTAGGAGCCTCATCATGTTGGACACAGATCAACAAAAACTTCAAGCCCTGGCATTGTTCTTCGAAAAGACAGATCTGATTGATACTGATCCTCGCTTCAAAGGCGTTGAGTATCTTGGCTTGCACCGCATTGACGTGTTGCTGAAATACATCGCCAAACTGGAATTATCTCTGGTTGATACACAGGAAGTTGCTCGTGCTGCTCTTGATTGGATTGACACTGTACCATCCGAAACTGTGTTGCCTGCTATGCCCGGCTTTGATCGCGACTGGGCTGAAGAGGTATTGTCTAAAGAAGACCTGCATGACAAAGATCTTCTGAATGACACGCGTCTGGCGGAACGGTATGAAGTTGTCAAAATGCATCTTGATGTTGTGCGTAAGAACCACAGCGCCAAATGCCAGGATTGGGCCAAACGCATGGCAGAAATCAATGAAGTACAACACAAGGCTGCTGCGCTGGGTTGGAAATGGGAACATGAATCCACTTTAATGGATGCTGTTGAATATCTTCTGACTAAGAAGTAGTTTTCAATAACTGGAAACAAAGCGTATTATTGATCTCATAAACAACACACCATTGACCTTAACAGGAAACCTATAACATGTCTGATTTCATCGAATTTCGTGATCTTATCAACAAAAAGATTGCTGTAATGACAGCTAACTCTCAGCCTGTATTCCGCGCTGACCTCGATACCGACGCTCTCTACAATCTGTACCTGGATTCTTTCCCTGAAGGCACCAACAAAATGTTCCGTGAACGCCGTGAGTATGACTGCTCTTGCTGTCGCCGGTTCATTCGTGACGTTGGCGCACTGGTCACAATCAACTCGAATTTGGAGCTCGATAGTGTATGGGATATCCGGGTGCGTGGTTACTATCAGCCGGTGGTTGATGCTCTGTCTGCATTCGTTAAGCAACATGCTATCGCCGATAACT